CTGACATTCGTGCAGATGTTGGCGCTGATTGGGTGCTGGACATTTGCAAATTGTCACTAGGTGAAGTCATACAGTCACCAGTTGGGCTGGTGACTATTAAGCCTTTTTGCTTTGACAGGATCATCGCCAATGATGTGTTGGAGCACATACCCGATCTAGTGACGGCCATGACCAACTGTCGGGATTTGTTGCGTGAAGGCGGCGAGATGCACATTCATGTGCCTTACGATTTGAGTCATGGCGCGTGGCAAGACCCGACTCATGTGCGTGCGTTTAACGAAAAGTCGTGGGTGTATTACTGTGAATGGGCGTGGTACTTGGGCTGGAAAGGTAGTCGGTTTGAGTTGACGCATTTGCAAATGAGTCTCAGCAATTACGGTGCAAGCCTAAAATTGCCGCAAGAAGAGATACTGCGACTGCCGCGAGCAGTTGATTCTATGTATGTGATTTTGAAGAAAGTGCCCTATGAAGACACCAGCGTGGCAGCGTAAAGAGGGAAAGAATCCGAGTGGCGGCCTAAACGCAAAGGGACGCGCCAGCGCAAAAGCCGAGGGCATGAATCTGAAAGCGCCTGTCAAGTCTGGCGACAACCCGCGCAGGGCATCATTCCTTGCGAGAATGGGCAATATGCCAGGCCCCGAGTACAAGGACGGCGAGCCAACGCGCTTACTGTTGAGTCTGAAGGCGTGGGGCGCGTCAAGTAAGGCTGATGCCAGAGCAAAGGCCAAAGCAATTTCTGCAAGGAACAAGAAATGATCAACGACATGAACATCAGCACCGACATCGCGGCCATTGAGCCGATGGACGACACCGAGTTGCAGGGCATCGTCTCTGGCGAGTTGGAGGACGCTGTCAGCTACATCGACTCTGATGTCTCCCCCATCCGAGCCAAGGGAACTGAGTATTACCGTGGCGATCCTTTTGGCAATGAGGAAGATGGGCGAAGCCAAGTCGTGGCCATGGAGGTGCGCGACACAGTGTCAGCCATGTTGCCAAGCCTGATGAAGGTGTTTTTCAGCAGTGAGAATGTCGTGGAGTATGTACCGCGTGGGCCGGAAGATGTGACCGGCGCACAGCAGGCGACTGACTACGCCAACTATGTCTTCGCCAACGACAACAACGGTTTCATGACCACCTATGCGTTGTTCAAAGACTCGCTGGTGCGTAAGTGCGGCATTGCCAAGTACTGGTGGGACGAGGTTGAAGAGGTCAAGATTGACGAGTATTCGGGACTCGATGACCAGACCTTGCAGGTGCTGATGCAAGAGGGTGCAGAGGTCAAGATCGTTGTCAGTTACCCCGACACATCTGTGCCCATGGAGATGATGCAGCCACAGGTTGATCCAATGACTGGTCAACCTGTGATGATGCCGCCACCCATGTTGCACGATGTGCAGATCAAGCGCACCACCAAAGATGGGCGCATCCGCATCATGGCCGTGCCACCTGAAGAATTGATACTTGATCGCAGAGCGAGATCATTTGAGGATGCAGGCATCATCGCCCACCGTCAGATGGCAACCGTGGACGATTTGCTCAAGATGGGCTACGAGCTGGAGGAGATTGAGGAGAACATCTCCAGCACCGACTTGGACAGCAATGACGAGTATTTGGCGCGTCAGCCACTCTCCACCACCTTGGGCGCGGGTGACAGTCTGAATCCCATGCAGCGGCGCGTGCTCTACATTGAATCCTATATCCGCGTTGACTATGACGGTGACGGCATCGCTGAACTCCGCAAAGTTTGCTGCATGGGTTCAGGCTACACCGTGGTGCGAAACTTACCCGCCAGCTACATCCCATTTGTGGACTTCCCTTGCGACCCCGAGCCACATACCTCGCCACTTGAGGCTATGTCGATTTTTGATGTGACGCATGACATTCAGGAGATCAAGTCCGAGATCATGCGTAACACCTTGGACTCGCTGGCGCAGTCAATCCATCCACGCACAGCAGTGGTGGAAGGACAGGTCAACATTGACGATGTGCTGAACAACGAGACAGGTGCAATCATTCGGATGAGAGCGCCAGGCATGGTGCAACCATTCAGCTCACCCTTTGTCGGACAGGCCGCATTCCCCATGCTGGACTACATGGACGCAATGCGCGAAGACCGTACCGGCATGAGCAAAGCCGCCATGGGTTTAGACCCTGACGCTTTGCAGTCCACTACCAAGGCTGCTGTGGCGGCCACCGTGAGCGCCAGCCAAAGCCGTTTGGAGTTGCAAGCTCGACTCTTGGCCGAGGGCATGAAGAAGCTCTTCAAGGGCATTTTGTATCTGATGACCACCCATCAGGACAAGCCTCGGATGATTCGTTTGCGAAATGAGTGGGTGCAGATTGATCCGCGTGTTTGGAACACATCAATGGATGTGACGGTCAACATTGGCTTGGGTAACGGTGACACCAATGACCGCATCCAAGCACTGACCATGATTGCTGGCAAGCAAGAGCAGATCATGCAGCAGTTTGGCTTGGGCAATCCTGTGGTGACACCAGCCATGTACATCCGCACAATTCAGAAGATCATCGAGCTGTCAGGCTTCAAAGACGCATCAAGCTATTTCCAAGCACTGCCTGCTGACTACCAGATGCCACAGGCCGATGCGCCGAAACCGACTCCAGAAGAAGTGCTGGCGCAGGTGCAGGCTCAGTCGATCCAAGCAGACATACAGAAGAAGGCTGCCGAGCTTGAATTGAAGCGCGAGCAGATGATCCGCGATGACGATTATCGAAGAGATCAACTGGCACAAGACTTAATGCTCAAGAAGTACGAATTAGAGTTAAAGTACCAGACACAAATTGGGACGGCAGAGATCGTGGCCATGCAGAACATTGACCGAGAGGCGATGAAGCAAGAGGCGGCGATTGTGCAGCAGGCTGTGCAGACGGCGGCCAGCGTCCCGCCACCACCTATTAACTTCAATGGAATGGCGCAATGAACGAAGAAGAACAGGTCAGGAAAGGGCGCAAGTCCGAGCAGTTTATGCAGGACGAGGTTTTCTCGACTGCGATTGAGAAGATGCGTGGCGACTTGCACTGGGAGTTTGAGAACAGCAAACCCGAGGAGGTTGCCAAGCGCGAAATCTGCTGGGCGCAGTTGCGTGCCATTGAGAATTTTAAAAATGAATTGATCAAATTGATTGATAACGGCAAGGTGGCACAGCGTGCTATCGAACGCGCACAGAAAAATCTTGTTTAATTGAGGAAATAGACCAATGCAAACAGTAGCACCAACGCCAGCGGCGAGTGTTGTACAAGGTCCGATGAATATGGCCGAAGCGGCCAATGCACTTGAGGGATTGCTCCCCGAACAGGGACAAGAGGAAGACCAAGAGGCGCAGTTGCCCGAAGAGGGCGCGGCGGAAGAAGAGGAGTTGCTGACCGATGCAGACGCGGACAGCGATGAAACTGATTCCGAACAATCCGAAGAAGATGAAAATTCCGAGGAGGAAGAACAGCCACAAGTCTTCACCGTCAAGGTTGACGGTAAAGAAGTCGAGGTGACGCTGGAGGAACTCCAAAAGGGATATTCAAGGACACAGGATTACACACGCAAAACGCAGCAAATTGCCGAAGTGCGAAAGCACGCTGAGGCAGAGTTGCAGGCAGTGCGTGCCGAGCGCGAGCAGTACGCTCATTTGTTGGGTGCTCTAGAGGCACAGGTTCAGCAGGCAGCGCAGCCGAACATTGATTGGGATCGTCTCTATCAGGATGACCCCATCGAATGGGTAAGGCAGCGCGAGTTGATGCGTGAAAACCAAGAGAAGAACGCGGCGATCCAATCGGAAAAACAGCGACTCTCTCAGTTGTCACAGCAAGAGCAGTTGCAACAGCAGCAGATGTTGTTTCAACAGGAACAAGAGGCTTTGATGGCCGCCATACCTGAGTGGAAAGACTCAAAGAAGGCGGCTGCTGAGAAGGCAATGCTTGTTCAATTCGGCCAAAAGGCTGGGTTCTCACCTGATGAACTGAAAAATGTTCTTGATCACAGGGCGGTTGTGTTGTTGCGAAAAGCAGCTCTCTACGACCAAATGATGTCCAAGCGAAAAGACATCAAGCCAGTGACCAATAACGGGCCAAGACCTGCCAAGCCTGGTGCAGCAGGAAGAGTATCAAACAACACTGAAGCTATGCGAGCACAACAGCGTCTAGCAAAAACTGGCCGTGTCGATGACGCGGCTGATGCAATCTTCAAACTCTTGAAATAAGGAATCCATCATGTCTATCGTAACGAATACATTTACAACCTATAGTGCTAAAGGCATTCGGGAAGATCTTTCAAATGTAATAACTAATATCTCACCAGAAGAGACGCCGTACATTTCTAATATTGGCCGCGAGAACATCACCAACACTCTTTTTGAGTGGCAAGTCGATTCACTCTCCGCAGCCGCCGCCAATGCTCAACTGGAAGGCGATGATGTCTCATCGTTTGATTCAGTGACCGCGACTGTGCGTTTGCAAAACTACGCGCAAATCGCTCGCAAGACCATCATCTTGTCAAATACTGAAGAAGTAGTAAATAAGGCAGGCAGGCGCTCAGAATTAGCATACCAAATAGCTAAGAGGGGTGCTGAGTTGAAGCGTGACCAAGAATTCACCATGTTGAATAGTGCAGTGGCCGCTGCTGGTAACACCACCACAGCTCGCACAACTGCCAGCTTGCAGGCGTTCATCAAGACCAACACCGACAAGCAAACCAACGGCGTTGACCCTAGCTACACCACTCTGCCCAACAGTGCTCGCACTGACGGCAATGTGCGTACTTTCACTGAAACCATTTTGAAGAATGTGATTCAGAAAGTATGGACTGCTGGCGGCACTCCAAAGATTCTGATGTGCGGTCCTGTCAACAAGCAGCGCGTGTCTGGTTTCTCTGGTATCGCATCCAGCCGTTTCAACATTGATGGCGGTGCAAAGCCAGCGACATTGATCGGCGCGGTGGACATTTATGTGTCCGACTTTGGCAATGTGCAAGTCATTGCCAACCGCTTCCAGCGCGAGCGCGATGCGTGGGTGCTCGATCCTGAGTACGCAAAAATGGCTGTTCTGCGTCCATATCAGCAAGTCGAGTTGGCGAAGACCGGTGACGCTGAGAAGCGTATGCTGCTCATCGAATTTGCGCACAAGGTGTTGGCAGAGGATGCCCACGGCTTGGCAGCAGACTTGATCACTTCTTAATCAACTGAGAGGAATAGGGGAGAGGAAACTCTCCCCTACTTACATGGAAAAACGATTTTTTGATGCAAGCCCCGACAAGGGGATCACTCGCACTTGGCACTACAACGATGAGACTGATGAGGCAACGATTCAGACGACTCAGGATTTGACTGCTGTCATTGAGGCCAATAAGCGCGACTTTGCCGCCATAGACAACAAAGCAAACTGGAAGGGTGAATGGCATCATGTTGCCAGCATTCCTGAGACGGTTTACTTTCAATTAAAGGCTGAAGGCAAGATAGATGATCCGGTTTACATGAAGAAATGGTTAAACGATCCTGACAACAGGTTCTTCAGAGTGAGGCCAGGTCAGCTATGAACTACATCGCAGTCTGCACGCCAGCGCGTGACATGGTTCACACCAACTACACCTATTGCATGGTCAATATGGTGGCGTATCACACGCTCAACACCACTGACGCTGTGAGCCTCAAGATACTGCAAGGCACGCTAATTCAAAACCAGCGTGCTGATTTGTGTTTGGACGCAATGCGTGAAGGTTGCAGCCATATCCTATTCATTGACTCCGACATGACTTTTCCGCAGGACATGATTGGCCGATTGCTGGCGCATGATGTGGACATCGTGGCTACAAACTGCGCCAGACGCAGAATGCCCACAGGTCCAACAGCGCAGAATTACGATGAGAACGGCAAGCGCCAGCCGGTCTACACCATGCCTGAGTCCACTGGTTTGGAAGAAATCGGCTCAGTTGGCACTGGCGTGATGCTAATCAAGCGCGAAGTGTTTCAGGGAATGACTGAGCCGTGGTTCGATATGCCTTGGCAGCATGAGACTCGCGGCTACATGGGCGAGGATGTGTTCTTTTGCAAGAAGGCGCAGGAGCTGGGCTACAAGGTGTATATTGACCATGATGTCTCGAAAGAGATCGGACACATTGGCACATTTGAATTCCGACATGAACACACTTGGGTGATGAAAGAACAGCTCGAAAAAGAGGCAGTCTAAATGGCATTGACCACCTACACAGAATTGAAGACATCGCTGGCCGATTGGCTTAATCGGTCCGATCTGACTTCAGTTATTCCTGACTTCATCAGTCTGGCCGAGGCACAGATTGAGAGACAACTACGCACACGACAGATGATTGTGCGTGCCACTGCATCCTTTGCGGCGGCTGCTGAGTACGGCACAGTGCCTGATGATTTCTTGGAAGCCAAGGCCATCAAGCTCAACACCAATCCAGTGACCAATCTGACATTTCAGACGATTGATGCCATGGATTCATTGTCGAACACCACTTACTTGTCCAGCGGCAAGCCACTGTATTTCAGCGTGGTGGGCAACCAATTCAGACTTTTGCCGATACCTGATGGCGCATACACAGCAGAGCTGGTCTATTACGCAAAGTTGACAAAGTTGTCATCGACTGTCGCTACAAACTGGCTGCTGACACAAGCGCCTGATGTTTATTTGTACGGCGCACTTTTACAGGCTGCGCCATACTTGCAAGACGATGCGAGAATCACTGTGTGGTCATCGTTATATGCGGCTGGTTTGGAGCAGTTGCAGATTGCTGATGATCGTGGCTCAACCTCTGGCGGCGCAATCTTGGCAAGGGCGAGGACATTCGGATGATGATTACCACCACCAAAGGCGACATGGATGAGTCCTTGTTGCACAAGTCTGAGGGTTCGATTGAGAACGACAAAGAGATCATCAGTTGGGTTGAATATCGTTTGGATGACGAACTGGTACACAGATCAGTCCATGTTGTGTTGAAACAAAGTGTCGCAGCCGATGGCGTTGCGGCGGCAATTGGATAGTCATGGCTGGCAAGCACAAGCAATCAGAACTTGATAGATTCATGTCTCATGTTGATAAACATGAGAGTGGATGCTGGTTGTGGACGGCCTATTGCATGAAAAATGGATATGGTTTTTTTAGGTTACCGACTAGGCATGAATTAGCTCATCGTGCTTCATATCGTTTGTTTAATGGGTCACTCGATGCAAGAGATGTGATGCACAAATGCGATACGCCAAATTGCGTTAATCCAAATCATCTTGTCTTAGGGACTAGATTGGAGAATATGCAAGATGCAAAGCGTAAAGGAAGAATGAGTGTGGGTCAAAAACATGGACGATCAAAATTAACTAACCAACAAGTTGATTTGATTAAAATGTCAAGCAAGCCTCAAAAAGAAATTGCACTGGAATTTGGAATTACTCAAGGTCATGTCAGTTGTCTAAAATCAGGCAAGAAGTGGCAACATCAAAATGTGAATTGGGTATAACCCAAGAAGGG